AGAAGAGGAACTTGCAGTGTATAACAGTTAGTTGCACTCTGCAACAAGTAATGTTGGTTGTCTGCCCTGCGGCGGCGTGAAATATAGCCATAAAAAAAGCCCCGATGCCGAAGCACCGAGGCAGTAGGGAGAGAAAGGTGCTACTTAGCACCCTTCATAGCTTGATACTGCTCCTCAAGCCTGTCAAGTGATCCAGCGACAGCCTTGCTATCTGCGTGTACCTTTGGAAACAGTTGCTCTGAAGCTGTCTGGAAGTAAGCTTGTAACTTTCCATTGACAGCTATCTGTGCTTGATTCCATGCGATGTCATTGTCGAGTTGAAGCATGGCATCGTTGTCGAGGATAACGCCATGCTCTTTGTGTTCGATGTACATGTTAAGCTTTGTATCTTCCATGTTCTGTATCTTAGAAAGCTTGTTATCTGTATTCCACTTGATGTCTTTAATGATCTTATTAGTGAAGTATTGTAATGTTGAGTTTGTAGTTCTATCCGAAAGTGAAAAGAGTTTTGTGATGTCTTTTGCGAAAGTGTTAGTAAGAACTTGCTTTGTCATAGCTGACTCCATTTGAAACTGACGAGGAACTGCCCTCGCCTTATGCCCCATCCGAAAGCATGGCCTGACACCCACGGCGCGAGACAGCCCTGCTGGGCTGGTGAAGCGTCCAAGTATAGTCCAGCCACGGCGAGACGGATATGAACCAGTAGAAACAACCATTGGCAGGGTGCGGCCTGCGACTATACTTGGATGACAGGTTGTGCTTCGGATAATGGGGTTTGGCGAGGGTTGTTGCTTGGCAGGGGCAAGTGGGGTCAGCTCCTGATGACAAAGCAAGTTGTTGCTGACACGAGAGGAAAAGGCCTCTCAAAACTGCTTTTCACCTTTCTGATAGTTGTTGTCGTGTAGTTGTTGTTATATATACCCCCCTGTCCTTGCGTGTTGCACATCACTTGGAACGTCCGTTGTGAATAGGTTATCAGACCTATTCGCATCGCAACGGCCAATCGTGATGTGCGTATGCCACGCAAACAGCTGTGATATGGTGTCGTTTTGTGCGTTGACAAGATGTTCAGAAAGGTATGAAAGTGGGGGGGAACACAAGGGGGGGCAGATGACAAGTGTAGTTAAGCTAACCGATAAACAGACTGCTTTGGTGGATACATTAGTAGCAAGAGGCTGTACCATAAAAGATGCCGCTGAGATTGCTGGCTACGCTAAGGGTGATGCAGGTAGAGTGACAGCACAGAAGACTCTCAAGCTCCCGCATGTGCAAGCGTACATGATGCAAGCGATAGGTGAACAGTTAGGCGTGAGTGCTACCTTGGCCGCGGCTCGGCTTGTGTCCTTATCTGGTGGTGCCAAGAGTGAGTACGTTCAGCTAGAAGCTAGCAAGGATATCTTGGACAGAGCTGGCTTCAAGGCACCGGATAAGCACATGCACCTACATGCTGGCGAAATTAAGGTGTCTATAGACCTTGGATAAGGTGGGGTGGGGGTCAAAAGTGCGACTGTTATGTTTGCAAGGGGTCCATCACAAGCATTATGATTCAAAAAAGCACGATACAGCATTTAGTAGAGAGTAGTCCTTATCACAGTTGGTGGGGTGATAGAGAGTTAGAATTGTACGTTGCTCGTCCTATTAGTTTAGGGCAGTGTTTGGTAGAGGATGGTTTGTTAGCTACTTGGGGTTTTCCTAGTGACGATCAGGTAGAAAAATATTTAGCCACTAGAAGGTTCGATGCTGATTGGTTTGCTGGTGGTGGTGATACGGTTTGGTTAGTGGATTTTATTTGTTTAGGTGGTAGAGTTGATATTACCAGATCATTTAAGGGGCTTATTGGTTTGTTTAGCGGTTTGGGTTATCGTGATGCTTACTGGCTTCGTACAGAGACAGGCAAGTTAGGCTGGTTTAGTTTGAAGGGGAATTGACATGGGCAGTGGAAGCGAAAGTAGTTCTAGCGGTTCTGATACAATGGCTGGTGTAAGCGAGGCCATGAGTGGACAGCGTTATAACAGGAAGTCAACCACTGTTACTTACAAGCCTTCTTATAGCGCATCTGGTCGTGATCCTGACTTTGGTGCTTCCGCTTCCAAGCCTTCCCCTAAAATGGGCAGAAGCCCTGCGGCTTTCCAAGCAATGTTAGGTAGCACTGGACAAGGTGCAAAGGATGCGGCGGCGTTAGCTGGGCGTTCTGAGTTTGGAAGTGCTTCCAACTTTAATGCACTTGGCAAGATGGTGACTGAAGCTAGGGGTAAAACTAGCATGGTCATTCCAAGCATTACCACTGCTGGTGGTGCTGTTGTTAAGAAGAAGATGAACGAGGCTATGCTTCAGAAGGTTATTGCTGGTGGCAAGCCTGTGTTTAAGGATGGCAACATTGTTGGTGTTGATGAGGATGGCACATACACTGGCATGGCTAGTGCTAATCCTTACAAGAATGTACCCACCACTGAGCAGGAAACCAGAGATGACCCTATGCCTTCCGAGCCTAAGATAGAAGATGAGCCTGACGAGGTTGAGCCTGTTATTGCTGGCGTTGGTAGAAGCACCAAGGCTGGGCGTGGTACAGGCAGACGCGGTGTTGCGTTTGGATCGCGGCGTTCGCTGGTTAATCTTAGAAGCCTTGGCAAGCGGGGGCTTGGTTAATGAAAACACCAGCATGGACACGCCAAGCGGGTAAGAATCCTAGCGGTGGATTGAATCAAGCAGGACGTGACTCTTACAAGGGTGGCACACTTAAAGCCCCTGTTAAGTCAGGTGACAACCCACGCAGGGCATCTTTTCTGCATCGCATGGGCGGCATGAGGGGTCCTGAAAGGGACGAGAAGGGCAGACCAACCAGACTTCTTAAAAGCTTACAGGCTTGGGGTGCTGGTAGCAAAGCAGAGGCCAAGCGTATCGGCGCGGCTATATCACGCAGAAACAAGGCTAAAAAAGGAAAAGCATAATGCCAAACGTAGCAGGAAAAAAATTTGCATATAATGCCGAAGGTAAAAAGAAAGCTAAGAAGGCGGCAAAGTCATTACTGACCAAGCAACAAGCTTCTTTGCCAAAGGCACTTCAACAAAAAATTATTAAATCAAAGATGAAAAATGTCTGAATCAAAACTCAAAATGCTTACGATGGCTGATCTTAATTCATCTATAAGCCGTGGCGTTAAACAGCTTGAAGATCAAATATCTTCACCAGTTGCACATCGCTTAAGTTTGATAGCTTCTTCAAACGATAAAACTCGTGAAGAAAAAAAATCTCGCAGAAAAGAGCAGTTAAAAGAATTAGCTGAATATAAAGTTTCAATGAATATGGCACGCAAGGCTTTGCGTAACCTTTCAAAAGATGCAACAAGAAAAGATTACCTAAATGTTGGCCTACCGCTTGTAAGAAACCCTAAATCATTTATTATGCGCGACATAAATTTTAGGGATTACAAAAAAGAAAAGGATTAAAACAATGTGGCAATTTACAGATGGCACTCCCTATGAAGGGCCGACTATTAAGATGCCTGATGGACGTATTCTTTCTGGCGCAACCTATATGCCAGACTCACGCCGACTAATACCTATGGAGAAAGAAGATGGCGGTCAACGAAGCGGGGAACTACACGAAGCCCAAACTGAGGAAAAGCCTGTTCAACCGAGTAAAGCGAGAAGCAAAGGGCGGGGCAAGCGGTCAGTGGTCAGCAAGAAAAGCGCAAAGGCTAGCACAGCTGTATAAGAAAGCTGGTGGAGGATATACATCATGATAAAAAACGTACCTAAAAAACCTAAAACAAGCAGATCTCTTTTGAAGAAGACGAGCGGTGAACGTAGGTTAAATTATACTAGAGACAAAGCAAAAGCTTATGTAAATGATTTAATGGACCCTAAAGGTCACAATATGAGTCAAGTGCAAGCAATGAAAGAAGCTATCAAGACATTTCGTATTGATGAAATGCAAGAGCTTGAGTTAAGACGAATGTTTGACTAATGGCACTCGCACCCTCACAGAAATCTCTTAGGTCTTGGACAAAGCAGAAGTGGCGCACCAAGTCTGGCAAGCCTAGCACACAAGGCAGTAAGGCTACTGGTGAGCGTTACCTTCCAAGCAAAGCCATCGAAGCAATGAGTGACTCAGAGTATCAACGCACCACAAGAGCGAAGCGGGCGGCGATACGAAAAGGTAAGCAATTCGCCAAGCAACCAAAGGATGTCGCAAAGAAAGCGGCACGATACAGATGAGTTTCATGCACACTATTAAGGCTGAAGAACGTGAAGTTCTAAGGCGTGTTGTTAAAAAAGTACATCTAGCATACCATCCTAAAGAGTTCTGCACTGACCTAGAGGCTGACAAGGTTATCGCAACCATCGGTCCTGAGATTGTAGAACGCATGATTAAGTTTGGTAAGGATCACAAGGTTGACCAGCTTTAAGTACAAGCCTGATGGCGAAGTCTTGAAAGCCTTTATGAAGGACGAATCGTTCTTTCGTGGCATACGCGGTCCTGTTGGATCGGGTAAATCTGTTGGCTGTTGCGTTGAAGTATTCCGCAGAGCTTTACAACAAGAGCGAAACAAGGATGGTGTACGCCGTAGTAGGTGGGCAATCATTCGTAATACAAACCCACAGCTAAGAACAACCACCATCAAAACATGGCTTGATTGGTTTCCCGAAGAAGATTGGGGAAAGTTCTTATGGTCTGTGCCTTACACTCATTGGATAAAACAAGCTGACTTAGAGCTTGAAGTAATCTTCCTAGCCCTTGACCGACCAGAAGATGTCAAGAAGCTTTTGTCCCTTGAGCTTACTGGCATCTGGATCAACGAGGCTAGGGAGATACCCAAATCAATTATTGATGCGTGTACTATGCGTGTTGGGCGTTTCCCTTCTATGCGTGATGGTGGTCCTACTTGGTCTGGTGTGATAGCTGATACCAACGCACCCGAAGAAGACCACTGGTGGCCTATTATGTCGGGTGAAGTTCCTATCCCTGACCATATACCTCAAGAGCAAGCTAAGATGTTGGTTAAGCCTGATAACTGGTCTTTCTATGTGCAACCAGAGGCTATGATAGAAAAGACAGACGATAATGGTGGCGTGTTAGAATATCTGCCAAATAAAAATGCTGAAAATAAAGAGAACATGCTTAAGACGTATTATTCCAATCTAATACGCGGTAAGACAAAAAGCTGGATTGATGTCTATGTAATGAATAGACTTGGCACTATCCAAGAAGGAAAGCCTGTATATCCTATGTTTGTTGCAGATACGCACATAGCTAAAGAAGAAATACCAGTTGCAGATGGTGTGCCTTTGTATGTGGGCATTGACTTTGGCCTTACTCCTGCGGCTGTCTTTGGTCAGAAGGTTAGAGGTAGATGGCTAATACAGTCAGAGATTGTGGCTATTGATATGGGCATTGTTAGGTTTGCTGAATTACTGCGCCAAGAAATAGCAACTAGGTTTGCTGTTCTAAATGATGTGCATATCTATGGTGATCCTGCTGGTGACTTCCGCGCACAAACCGATGAAAGCACACCTTTTCAAATACTTAGGGGTGCTGGCCTAAGAGCAAACCCAACTCATAGCAACTCTGTTGACCTTAGACTTGAAGCTGTATCAAGCAACCTAAACAAAATGGTAGAGGGCAAGCCAGCATTTATGATTG